TTTATGAAAAAGGTAAATCTGAAGCGGTAGAAGGTGTTGCAAGAGAGTCTAAAAATATAGATATGACTCGTAATGCAACGTCTATAACACCACCTCAAGGGTTTCAGGTAAGATCGGTAGATGCGGATCGTGGAAATAGATTAGTAATTAGAAAAAACAAAACTTAGAAATTATGGCTGGATCAATAGCAGCGAGTCCAGGGGTAGCGATTACTCCTAGCTCAGTAAAGGCAACATTGCCAACAAATTATATTACAAACTTTAACTTCTTGAGTCAGTATCTACCTGATACATATGAGCAAGAATTTGAGCGTTACGGTAATAGATCAATTGCATCATTCTTACGTATGGTTGGTGCAGAACTTCCTTCTAACTCTGACATGATCAAGTGGGCAGAACAAGGTCGTTTACATACAAAATATACTGGTGTATCTGTAACAGGAGCTGTTGCAACAGGATTGCAAACATTTGACATTGGTACTGGTACACATGTATTCCGTCTTGGTCAAACAGTTATATTATCTTCAGCTTCTAATAATAAGTTAGAAAAAGGTATTATTACTGCAACAAATGGTACAGATCAGTTTACTGTTGCTTATTACTCAGCAACAAGTCCTGGATTTGCTAACCCTACCACTGATGTCATTGCTTTTGTATATGGTTCAGAATTTAGAAAAGGTGATAGTGGAATGGCAGGAAGCAACGAATCACAAGACTTGTACTTTGACAATAAGCCAATTATCATTAAAGATAAGTATGAAGTTTCTGGTTCTGATATGGCACAAGTTGGATGGGTTGAGGTAACTACGGAAAACGGAGCAACTGGGTACTTATGGTACATCAAGTCAGAGCACGAGACTCGTCTACGTTTTGAAGATTATTTAGAGATGGCAATGGTTGAAGGAGTTCCTGCTGAATCAGGGTCTGGAGCTGCTACTGCACTTAATGGTGCTGCTTACCCAGGTGGATCTACTTTAGCTGTAGCTGCTGGTACTCAAGGTATGTTCAGTGCTATTGAAGCTCGTGGTAATGTATGGTCTGGAGGTAATCCATCTGCATTGTCTGATTTTGATTCAATTGTACAACGTCTTGACAAGCAAGGAGCTATTGCTGAAAACGCATTGTTCTTAAATCGTCAATTCTCATTCGACATCGATGATATGTTAGCTGCTCAAAATTCTTACGGAGCTGGTGGAACTTCTTACGGTTTGTTTGATAATTCTGAGGAGATGGCGTTAAACTTAGGTTTCTCTGGATTCAAGAGAGGATATGAGTTTTACAAGACTGATTGGAAATACTTAAACGATGCTACACTTCGTGGTGGTCTTGTTGCTGGTAATATCAATGGTGTTTTAGTTCCAGCTGGTACAATGAATGTATACGATCAAGTTCTAGGTAAAAATGCAAGACGACCGTTCTTACACGTGCGTTACCGTGCATCTGAAACTGAAGACAGACGTTACAAGACTTGGATGACAGGTTCAGCAGGTGGTGCTTCAACAAGTTCTTTAGATGCAATGGAGGTTCACTTCTTGTCTGAAAGAGCTTTGTGTACACTAGGTGCAAACAACTTCTTCTTATTCAAGTAATAGGATTAAATAAAGAGAGGGACATCAGTGTCCCTCTCTATTTTTTTAAAATAAATTAAATTATATAAAATGGAAACAATTAAAAGAGTAAAATTAGAGTCTAAGGACAGAATCTATTTATTAAAGGGTGATACAGCTCCCTTAAGTTATTACATAGCATCAAAAGACAGCCCAAGAAAGAGGCTTCTTTATTTTGATGAAGAAACAAACATAAACTATCCGCTTAGATACGCAAGAAATTCAAAGACACCTTTTCAGGATGATCAAGATCAAAACGTTATATTAGAGCCAGTTGTATTTGAGGACGGTGTTTTAACTGTACCAAAGACAAATCCTGTCTTACAGGAGTTCTTATATTATCATCCAGGAAATGGAACTGAATTCTATGAGTTTGACAATGAAAAAGACGCACAGGAAGACGTTACTATGCTATACGATCAACTTGACGCACAGATAGCAGCTAGAGACTTAGATATATCAGTACTAGAGTCTGTTGCTCGTTTGTTAATGGGATCGAATGTTGAGTCAATGAAGACTACTGAATTAAAGAGAGACGTAATGTTATTTGCAAAGCGTAACCCACAAGAATTTATGGAGGCTGTTAATGACCCATCACTAAGAATCAACAATATAGCTGCAAGAGCACTATCTGATGGTTATTTGATTTACAAGAACAATAAAAAAGAGATATACTTTAATTTCAAGGACAATAAAAAGAAGTTGCTTACCGTTCCATTTGGAGAGGATCCACTTTACGTACTGTCTTCATACTTTCAGTCAGATGAAGGTTTAGAGTTGTACAAACACCTTGAAGATAAGTTGTCAGAAAATTAGTATATTTGTACTTTACTAACCCATTAAACTTTTTAAACAATGGAAAAATTTATCAGTGTCCCTAACACAGCTGGGGCAAATCAATTAGTGTCTGCTACAAATGTAGTAGTAGTTATTGCTGGAACAGTCGCTTCTCCAAGTGCTACATCAACATCAACTACAATTGTGTATCAAGGCGGCAAGTCTGTTGCAATAGTAACAGGTACAGCTCAGGTTGCATCTAATATGCGTGATGCTATTCAAAATGCAATTGCTACTGCATTACAAACATCTTGGACAGAGACTGTTTATGTAGTTCCGACATTGCCTATTGCTGTATCATCAATTACGGTAGCTTAATAGCAATCAATCTAAAACCTAAGAGGCACTTTTTAATTAGAGTGCCTTTTTTTGTTTATCTTTGTAAAAAGACTTGCAATGATAAATGATGTTAGAAATACTGTTCTGTCAATAATAAGTAAAGACAATCGGGGTTACATTACTCCAGACGAGTTTAACTTATTTGCAAAGCAGGCACAGCTTGAAATATTTGAGCAGTATATATACTCTTACTCCAATTCGATTAACAAGCAGAACGCTAGGATGTTTGGAGAGGGATATACAGATGTTCCAAAAAACATAGGCGAGGTTATTGATGAGTTTTCTGTTCTTACAACACTAACTTATTCTCAACCATATTTTTTACCTCCAGTAGATTACTACTACCTAGAGAGAGTTATGTACAATAATATTGAGGCAGAAAAAGTAAGCCAAAGAAAGATATCTGCACTATTAAACTCAAACCTAACAGCCCCTGATGTTTCCTATCCAGTGTACACACTACAAGAAACAGGTCTAATTGTATATCCGACAACAATAGTAAACAATATAACGGCTCAATACATAAGATACCCAAAAGATCCTGTATGGTCATACACAAATATTTCTGCTGGACAACCAGTATTTAATGCAAGTGCATTTAACTATCAAGACTTTGAGCTACCCTTAAGTGATTTTGCAAATTTAGTGGTAAAAATATTACAGTATGCTGGAATTTCAATTAGAGAAACAGAAGTTGTTTCAGCAGCTAAGTCAGAAGAGATACAAGACTCACAACAAAAACAATAGTAGATGCCATATATAAATAATTACCAGTACTACAAAAATAACGGAGCTATCCCTGAAGATGAAAATTGGGGGTCGTATCAGTATGTTAGCCTGTCTGACATTGTTAATAACTTCATGCTAATGTATGTGGGCAATGATAAACTTGTAAACAATGTTGATAGATACACCATTCTTTTTCATGCAAAAAGATCTATACAGGAGCTAAACTATGACGCACTAAGAAACATAAAGGTACTAGAATTACAGCTTGGAACTGAGCTAAAGATGATCATGCCTCCAGACTATGTTAGCTATGTTAGAATGTCAATGTTAATCAACGGTGTTCTTATTCCATTGGTTGAGAACAGAACCGTCATGTCAGCTACGGCTTACCTACAGGACAATAACTTAGACATTGTATTTGACTCTAACGGAGAGATTGTAACGGGAACATCAAAGCTTGACATCCTTAGAGGAGACAACATGTTGTACACTGGTGGAGGAATATACAATAATCAGATGGGATACTGCTGTGATGGTCAATGGTACTTTAATTATAGCATTGGATCAAGGTATGGCATGAACACTGAAGACGCAAACATGAACCCTAAGTTCACAATCAATAAGGAGTCTGGGGTTATTGATTTTTCATCTGGAGTTGAGAATGCATTTATTGTTCTTGAGTATATTTCAGATGGCATGGAAAATGGTGACTCAACAAAAATTACTATAAATAAATTAGCAGAGGAGTACGTGTATAACTACTTAAAGTGGGCTGTATTAAATAACAAATATGGCGTACAGGAATACATAGTAGCGAGAGCTAAGAAAGAAAAAATTGCAACGTTAAGGAATACAAAAATTCGATTAAGTAATATGCACCCCTCAAGATTGTTGATGAGTTTAGCTGGTCAAGATAAGTGGATTAAATAATTATGGCGGAAACTAAAAATACATTTGTTGCTGGTAAAATGAACCAGGATGTTGACGAAAGGTTATTGCCTGATGGTCAATATAGGTCTGCAAGTAATATTACAATAGAATCAACTGGTGGCTCAAATATGGGTGCCGTACAGAATGCAAGGGGGAATACATTTTTATTTTCTCCAAGCCAGCTTCTTATGTCTATGAATATAAACATAACCAATCCAAAGACAATTGGTGCTGTAGCATACGAACCACTTGGCCTCATTTATTGGTTTATAAGTGCTGACAATTTTGATGGTATATTTGAGTTTAATCAAAATACTCAAATATCATCTTTGATTTTAGGTAGCACTACTGGTCAGTTGAATTTTGACTCAGCAGCACTAATAACAGGTGTTAATTATTTATACTCAGACAGCGGCAGTTATTTATTTTGGACGGATAATCTAAACCCACCAAGAAGAATAAATATCTCTAGGGTTAGGGGATACTCGATTAACGATTCAAGAATAAATATTGACATTGATGTGGTATTAAGACCGCCACTAAATAGTCCATCAATACTTTTGTCTGATAATACTGATACTATTGAATCAAATAACTTAGAAGAAAAATTTCTTTATTTTAGTTATAGGTATAAATATATTGATAATGAGTTTAGCTCAATGTCACCATTTTCTTCCGTAGCCTTTAATTCTAAAGGTCTTTCTTTTGACCCAACTACTGGTGACAATATTGGAATGTTAAATGAAAATAATGTTGTTAGTATTCAATTTGAAACTGGTAATCAGTTTGTAAAAGAAATACAGATTTTAGCAAGAGACACAAGATCATTAAACGTAGTGATAATTGAGACTCTAAACAAGAGTGACTTGAATATCCAAGACGATAGAACTAGTGAATTTGTTTTTAGAAATAATAAAATATATGCCACACTAACTTCTGATCAGGTAACTAGGTTGTTTGACAATGTGCCACTGAAGGCACTAGCACAGGATATTGCTGGAAATAGATTAGTGTATGGCAACTACACTCAATTTAGGGACGTGAGTGATATCAGCTACACTGTTGGTTATACTAATCTAAGTGGTTTTGTAGCAAGCGTAGGTTTGCCTAAAAGAACCTTTAGAAGTGACCGTGACTACGAGGTTGGTATTGTTTATAGTGATGAATACGGAAGACTTACGACTGTGTTAACTCCTAGCACTGGAAACACTTTAAATGATGGCACGAATTCAGTTTATATACCACCAATAAAATCAAGTACGCCAAACTCATTAATAACAACAATAAAAAACTTACCTCCAAGTTGGGCTACAAATTATAGGCTATACATAAAGCAGTCAAAAAAGGATTACTACAACTTTTTCCCTATATCTTTTCAAGTAAAAGGTGAGTACAGGTACATACAGATATCAGAGTCTGACAGAGATAAAGTTTCTGTTGGTGATTATATTATATTTAAAACGGCTAATGCACAACCAACTCATACAAATAGGAAGTTTAAAGTTCTTGAGGTTGAACTTAAGGCAGTTAATGATATTAATACTCCGTCACCTGCTGGTCTATATTTAAAAATAAAGCCAGACGCTATAAGTGCAGCATCTTTTTTGGCAGCCCCAGCATTAATTACTATTAATAGTCCTTTATTTAAAACTCTTAATTTAGGTACTGGAGGTACAGTTGTTCCAGTGCAAATACCGTATTGTTTTCCTTCATATTTAACAGGTTTTGTTCATTGCGACATGGCTTACTATAGATATGGAAGTCAATTATATACAGCAGCAGAAAATGGTGCTCCAAGTGTTTTACTAACAAAAAGCAGTAGTGGAGTTAAAACTAAAAATGATGTAAGATTAAAAATAAGAATAACTAATGATCCACTTATACCTAATAGCCCTTCTGCTACGCATTACATGGTAAACACAGATATAGATAATCAAAACATATGGGATACATATCCTATATTAAGTACACCCATTAACATTAATACATATGTACCAAGCGATGGAACTATTTTTTTAAATTTTGGTACTGGTAATTATGTTATAGGAGATGAATATGTTTTTAATGTTCGTGGATATTTTGCTAGTGTTTCAGCAGGTAATGGATCAGGAGTTACAAATATCTTATCACCAAGATCAGGAGCAGGGATTCAGACTGCCGACGTTAATACCTATGTTACCCCAGCAGCAATGCCAACACTTCCAGGAAATATATCTCCAAATTTAACAGCAGTTTATAATGGAGTAATATCATTCGGATTTATTGGTGAAATATATGCTGGAGCAAAAATAACAATAACTGTTAATCAAGGTGTTGGATGCAGTCAAAGTATCGATTCAAGCACTATTACTGTGCTACCAATAGCCTCTAGAAATTACCAATCTTTTGAGGAGTTCTTTTGGCAAGAGTGTGCTAACGTGACTATTGGTGGTTTGGGTGGTACAATAAATAAAAACAGATATGCCTTTAGATATGTTAATACACAACTTAATTTAAGTGGTGGTATTGTTGGTAGGTCTACTTGGATTGATAATCCAAATTTTAACCAAGATTATGGTGTTTCAGAATATAGATCGGAGTTATTTTTACCTACTATTATGAATTTTCATACTTGTAATGGCACGTCTTTTTTTAGCTGTTCTGCTACACTAGAGCAGGCAGTGTCTCCAAACTATATAGTTGAGACAGTCCCACTTGATGTTGAAACCCCTATATTCCATGAGACAATGAGGACGTATCCTATAGTTGGAGGGTTTCATAAGGTTGGTTGGCAGTACTCGTCAAACACTGAGCCCAGTC